CTGAAGCCGAACGACAGAAGCGTCTTGGATGCATCGGCAAGGTCGGATGTGGAGAACGGAGTGCGCGCCGCAAGGTCCTTCAGGTCGGTCAGGAGCTTCTTGGCTTTGTCAGCGCTTCCCAGCATGGTCTCGAAAGCCGCCTGCTGCATCTCCATGTCGGCAGAACTCTTGATGGCGGCCGCACCGATGGCCAGGATGGGCAGCGTGACGAAGGTGGTGAGTTTTTTGCCGATGTTCTGGAGACTCTTGCCGAGCGCCACAAACTTGGCCTCGGCAGAATCTACCTTCGCGTTGAAGTCCGAGTTATCCCCAACGATGCGCACAACCAGATCGCCAAGTGAAGGCATTAGCTAATCCTCCTTGCCTCAAAGGCTGCCCTCTGTTTGACCGACCATGGCTTGCCCCGTTTCGACGCGCTAACCCGTTCACCTATTTTACGACACGTTGCTTCAGATATTTGGTAATGGAGACGACGCCATTCCAGCATCTTGACAATTGATTCCGGTTTCTGTTTCTTGCCGAGATGTGATTGCCGCATTTTCTCCAGAGCTTCCGCCGAGAATTTCATGCCTTGGTGTGCAGCCCCGATCTTCGCCCGTGCCTCCGGACTGTAGTAGCGCCCCTTCGATTTCTCCCCGATCTTGCGCTTGGTTTCATCGGAGTGTTTGCGACCACGGGTCACGTCTCCTAAAAGCTTCCGTGATTCCTCACTATGTTTTCCGTGGGAGCCACCACGACGCATGTTGTACCCATAGATTCGATTCATCCGGTCGCCCGCGATGATATAGTCATCCTCCGCCCGATCCAGTTCTTCTTGCGTGACCGTCTCTGGAAAACGCATGACAATACCAAAGTGGAAAGCCCCTATGCCGTACTTTTTGAAAGCCGCTGCGAGATGGGAACCCGCACGATAACCTTTGTAATCGCGGAAGCGCGTAGCGATATCCCAGCTTTGGCCGATGTAGACCTTGCCATTGGCACGATTAGTGAGACTATAGATGCCGATCACCCGATGTCCCCGTACTTGGCGCGGAGCGTGGCCTTCGTCGCCTCGTTCTTGTCACGGTCCTTCATACCGAGCTGCCTCCTCGCCTCTTCACGCGCCGCCTTGACCTCGGCGTAGGTTGCCCCCCTCAACGACCCTGGCTTCCTTCCGCCGCCGTACTTCAACTCCAGCCCCAGGTTGTGGTACATGACAATCTGCCCCAGGGACATCTCCCACAGCAAATATTCCTTGGTCGCCCAAGGGAACAGGAGGGCCATGCTGACAAAGAGCCGACCGAGCCGGACTACGCCGTCGCCTTCTTCGTCCCCTTGGCCTTCGGAGGGTTTCGCTGGTAACGGCCTGCCCCCTCATAGCTCTGTACCAGCGCGTCCTTGATGGCATCGGCAAACGCACCCACCTGCCCGGCGTCCGTCTGCGCGAGAAACCAGTCCTTCGTCATCTCGGCATGATCCCGCCGGCAGAAGAGAGCGCACAACTCTATCGCCATGTCGAAGCCGCGCCGTGCCACCTCGGGCTGTCCCCGGACATCGGCTTCGGTGAGCTTCGACATCTCCTGCACGATCTCCTCCAGCTCGAAGGTGATCGCGCAAGGGATGAAGCTCACGTCAATGTCATTCCCACCGAGCCGGACTATCACCGGCTCCGGTCGGAGAACATCCAGGTCCACTACACGATCCGTAGCCACGACTTCACCTATCAGATGGTCTTCGTGATCGTGAAGAGCTGCGTCCCCACGCTCCTCGTGCTATCCGGCTCAGCCGTGACGTTGAGACCGAAGACGTTCACCGGGTCCGCGTCGTTGTCGCTCTTGAGCGTGAACTGGTAGCCGTTGTCCGGCGTCACGCGGAAGAGCGTGATGATGGTCTCCTTGGTCGCGCCCGACACAAGCCGCGTGTTGGTCAGCCGCATGGCCCGCTGCGTCAGCGTCGTGTTGCCGCCGCCGTACATGGTCATGACCGTTCCGGTGGATGCCGCTGTGACAAGCCCGCTCATCACTGCCGCGAGCGCCGAGGCGTCCCACTCGATGAGTTCGATGGACACGGGGAACGTTTCCCGGGAGACTCCCTCGATGGGGTCCGGTGCATTCCCCGCCTGCACGTCGTATTTCTCGACGTTGTGCCCGCCGGACTGGACCATCCCCGCGCCGAGGTTGACCCAGGTAAACGACCCCGCGGCGCTCGCATAGGGACTCGTCTCGATCTTGAAGTTCCCAACGATGAGTCGCGCGCTGTCTACGCTGGAGTTCTGATACAGTGGCATAGTTGCCCTCCTAACTAACCGTCGAAGTCTGGTATGCTACCTGGATGTCCACCGGAGCGTTGTACAGATTGTCCGATGGCTCAGGTATCAAACCATGGTCTGCGCGAAGCGAGACGCGCGCCACGTCGAAACTGTTGCCCGCCGATACCGCTTGCGTCCCGTAGAGCCCCGTACCCGCCGACCCGTGGAACGTCGTCACCACCAACCGAGCCAGGTCTCGCGCCGCTTCTGCCGTGCCCGCCCGGCAGTTCACGGAGAACGTCGCCACCTCGAACCCATAGCGCCAGGTAGCCCCACCGAGTTGGAAGTAGTTGATGCTCGGCGTGGCCGTCGTCGCCGGCCGGAGCCCGTGAAAGATCCGCGTGTTCGTGATGGCCGTGATGGCGCTCGTCTGGTTCAGTGCGTAGCCAAGCATCTCTGATGGGCTCACCGCAGGTACTCCCTGAACTCGTATCGGCCGTTCTTCATCGTCACCGTCAGTGTCTGCCCACGGGCAAGATCCAGCGCCGGACGGAGGAACGGTTGCGCATCCATGCGCACGGTGCCGAACTCGACGTGGGGAGCGTAGAACAATGGTGTCCCAACAAGCACCTCGCTGGCCTCAGTTGGCGCGTCAATCTTGAGTCCCAGGTGATGACGGCTGACGACGTCCTCACCTTTCGGATTGGCAACAGGTCGAGGTCTGGACGGTTCCGAACCGCCGTCGGATGCCTGTGTCGTGATGCTCGCTGCCAGATGGCCGAAGTTCACCGGCGCCAGCGACTTCGCGTAACCCTCGACTATCAGCCCGATCTCGAATGCCGTCTTGCCCACCACGCGCTTCCCGCGAACCTTTACGTCCTGCCCGTGCCACTGCTGCTGGATAGTGGTTTTCACAGTCACGAAATCCGCTCCAACCCGATGACCGTCAGATCCCCCCGGTTCGCAACGTCGTCGGCATGCCCTACTGTCCTGTACACGGTGCTCCCGTAGACCACCTTGGCATCGCTGTCGGCCCACGTGTACTCATCCGTCTCGCAGGCCAGTACGTGACTGCTTGCCTTGGCCACCTTGTCAGACAGAAACCTGTCGCCGCTCCCCGCCTGCCAGATCGCCGCCCGCGCCAGCGTCGTCAGCGTCGTGGACGTTGACCCGCCACCGAGGCCGTCCGTGGTGTACACCTCACGCGCAACCTGCACCGTCGTCAGCGTGAGCATGTCGGCAAGCATCAGTCCAACCTCACAACCCGATGGTCGTACAGCGGCTCCAGGAGGTCGGCGGGATACCCGTACTCCCCGACCGCATCGCTGTAGCTCTCGCTGAACGGCCCGAGCGAGCGCGACTTGACCCCGGGCGTCCGTCCGCTCCGCTGCTCCATGTCGAACTGCACCATGCGCGCCGCTACCGGCTTCAGGTCCGCCGGCCACCGCACCACGGAGACCAAGATGCTGCGCCCCGAAAGCTCGTCTACCACAGTCGCCCCGGTTGCCAGCGTCAGCGTGTCATCCGAGATGGACAGCACGGTGTAATACCCGTCGTTGCGGTAGCTGTGGTACACGTACACTTCGTCGCCTGCCGCAAACCCCCACCCCGCCCAGGCATCCCCGCCCGTCGTGACGATGGTCCGCGCCGTAGCGTTGAAGGTGACCGTTGTCTGTAGTTCCAGATCCGTAGTGAACTGGCTGTTGGTAATCCACATGATGCGCTCTTGCGCCACCGGGATGAACCCGCCCGCCGCGATGGAGGCAGCCGAGGCACTGATCGAGGAATAAATTGTGCATTCTGTAGCGGTCAGAAGCGCCACAGGCCTAACTCTCCCTCCACGGACGCAACGTGACGATGACGTTAGTGGCCGCGGCCCCTGCGACAACCCGAACGAGGTAGAGCGTGCTCGCCGCCAAGACCCATTCGCCGTCGCCGCTCCTATCGTCGGCACACAGGCTCATGGGTCCAGAGTCAGCTCCCGTCAGACCGTTGACGAGCACCGTTCCGGACGACACATAGGTCGCGGTGTGCGTGATCGTCAGGGTATCCGTGGTGGCACTCTGCTGGTTGGCGTTCGCCGCCGTGATCGCGGTCCCGCCGCTCGCGTTGGGCGCTTTCGACAGTGCCCACGTCGTGGCCTTGTCTGAC